TAAGGAGAACACGACATGGATCTTTCAGGATTTGACGCAAACACCATCGAGCCATCCGCATCATACGAACCCATTGCGGCGGGCTGGTATAAGGCTGTCTTCACTTCATCCGAAGAAAAGCCGACAAAGGCAATGACCGGCAGCTACTTGCAGCTTGGCGTTGAGATCATCGAGGGGCAGCATCAGGGGCGCAAGCTTATTGAGCGGCTCAACCTCAAAAACCCAAATCCGACAGCCGTAGAGATTGCGCAGCGCACCCTCTCCAGCATCTGCCACGCGGTGGGTGTAATGACGCCAAAGAGCGGCGCGGATTTCCACGACAAGCCTTTCATGGTGAAAGTTGCGGTAAAGCCCGGTGACGGCGCTTACGGCCCGTCGAACGAACTCAAAGAGTATGCGGCTGTCGGGTCTGCGCCATTGGCATCAGTGGCACCGTCTGAAGCAGCGCCAGCGGCTGCGGCGGCAACGCCACCTTGGAAGCGCTAAGTCTTTTCTACCTTGGCCCTTGCGGGGGCCAAGTCATGAAAAGAAGGAGACGACAATGAACCTCGAACAACACACCACCCCCGAAACCATCAAGCGCATATTTGAACACTATAAGGCCAAGCGGAAAAACGAACACCGCCCGCACCTCGGCGGATCACAGATCGGGCGGGATTGCTCGCGCGCGCTTTGGTATCAATTTCGCTGGGCTTGGACACCGCACTTTGAAGGGCGGATGCTGCGCCTGTTCGAGACGGGCGACCGGGAAGAAGATCGCGTCGTAAAGAACCTGCGCGATGTGGGCGTGACCATCTGGGACCGTGATCCGGATACCGGCAAGCAGGTGCGATTTGACGCCTGCGGCGGACACTTCGCATTGAGTTTGGACGGCGTCGGCGAGGGCTTTGCGGAAAGCAAGGAACCCCACACGCTGGAGTTCAAGACGATGAATACCAAGTCATTCAAGGCGCTGTCTGCCAAGGGGCTTGAGGCGGTGAACCCGACATATTGGTCGCAGTGCCAAGTCGGGATGCACCTGTCCGGCCTAAAGCGCTGCTATTTCTTTGCCGTTTGCAAAGAGACAGACGCCATCTACGGCGAGCGCATCAAGTATGACGCCGCGCTGTCGATGAAGCTGATCGCCAAGGCCGACAGCATTGTGTTTTCAGACCTGCCGCCGGACCGCATTGCGTCGGACCCATCGTCCTTTGCCTGCAAGTTCTGCCCCTATTGGGCTGTCTGCTGGGGCTGCAAGATACCTGAGCCGAGCTGCCGGACGTGCGCGCATGTCACGCCAGAGCGCGATGGCACATGGTCATGCGGAAAAGGCTGGGAGGCCGACGGGCTTTGCGACGATCACATCTACATCCCGCAGATCATGCCGCGCGGGTGGGAAATCATCGACGCCTCGCCGGATCGTGTTGAATACCACGACGAAGAAGGCGAAGTCGTTGTAAACCACAAAAACAGCGAAGAATTGTTCGACGGGAGAATGAAATGACTTTCCAACTCCGAGACTATCAAAAAGCCGCGGTTGACGGCCTCTATCAATACTGGGCCGATGGGCGGGGTGAAAACCCGCTGATCGTGGCACCGACCGGGGCGGGCAAGACGGCGATCATCGCACAGATCGTCAAAGACGCCATGTTCTTTCCCGGCACCCGCGTCTTGGTCCTGTCGCATGTGAAGGAATTGTTGGAGCAAGGCGCGGAGGGATTGCTGCGCATGTATCCAGAGGCCGATTTGGGCTTCTACAGCGCGTCCATCGGCCAGAAGCGGCTAGACAAGCCAATCACCTTTGCAGGCATACAGAGCGTCTATCAGCGGGCCTATCAAATGATTCCAGCGCCTGACTTGGTGTTGATCGACGAAGCGCACATGGTGCCGAAGAACAGTGAGACACGCTATGGCAAGTTCTTGAAGGATCTGAAGATCTGCAATCCGGACGTGAAGGTCGTCGGGTTGACGGCCACGCCTTACCGGCTGGACAGCGGCAGGCTGCACGAAGGCAATGGCGCAATCTTTGACGGCGTTGCGTATGACATCCCCGTCGGGATGTTGATGGATCAAGGATATCTGTCGCCGGTCATATCAAAGGGCGGCCTGAAGCAGATCGACCTGAGCAACGTCAAAAAGCGCGGGGGGGAGTTCAACGAAAGCGACTTGGCAATGGCGGCGTCGGACCCTGAGCTGGTTGCGGCGACAGTTGCCGAAATCATTTCGCTCGGCCAAGACCGCAAAAGCTGGTTGCTGTTCGCATCTGGCGTTGATCACGCGCGGATGCTTGCCGATGGCATCGAGGCTGAAGGATACAGCTGCGAAGTTGTGACGGGCGAAGATACACAGGCAGATCGAGCGTCACGCATTGCGCGGTTCAAGGCCGGACAGATTCGCTGCCTGGTCAACTGCAATGTTCTCACGACGGGCTTTGACGCGCCGAACGTGGATCTTGTCGCGCTGGTTCGTGCCACGCTGTCGACCGGCCTATACATCCAGATGGTTGGGCGCGGCACGCGCTTGTGTGAAGGCAAGGAAAACTGCCTGATCCTTGACTATGGCGAGAACGTGGCGCGCCATGGGTTTATCGACGCGGTGAAGCCCAAGAAGCAAGGCGGATCTGGCGACGGCGAAGCACCGGCCAAGCAATGCCCCGAATGCCAAGAGATGCTGCCGACGGCCACGCGATACTGCCCGACTTGCAGCCACGAATTTCCTGCGCCTGAATTGAACCACGCGCCGAAATCCTACGGCGGGGCGATGATGAGCAATCAAGTCGTTGCGGAATGGCTTGACGTTGAAGATGTGACCTATGAGCGGTGGAAAGGCAAAGAGGGCAAACCGGATACGCTGAAAGTGACGTATTACCACGACATGACCAGCCGAACGTCTGAATGGCTTTGTCCGGATCACGGCGGCTATGCTGCGAGCCGGTACACGTCGCGCCTTCCTGCCCTGGGCGGATCAGCCATCAACCTTGCCGACGCTCTGGAAGAATGCCAGTATTGGGTGAAGCCAAGCCGGATCAAGGTGATGCCGGAGGGCAAGTATCAAAAGATCGTCCAGCTTGATTACGATCAACCGAAAGTAGATCATGCCGCGCAAGCACAAACGCAAAAGCTCGAATACAATCTCCGCGAAATGTTCGACCTCGACGACATCCCCTTCTGAGCATTCGGAGCAGGTGGGTTTTGTAAATTGGTTCCGCGCAAAGTTTCCGGACGTGCTGATTTATGCAATCCCGAATGGTGGATACCGCGCGATCAGCACGGCCAAAGCATTGCGGGCTGAGGGCGTGGTGCGCGGTATTCCAGACCTGCACATCCCGGCGTGGCGGGTGTGGGTCGAAATGAAGCGGGTGAAGGGCGGCAGGCTGTCACCAGAACAAAAGGAAATGATCGCCTACCTTGAGGGGGTAGGCGATTCAGTAATCGTCGGCAAAGGCGCGGCGGATGCTAGTGCGCAAGTGCTTTCAGCTTTTCAACAGCTGCGGCAGTGATGAATTGAGTGAGCGATAAGCCTGACGCCTGAGCTGCCTTCACAATTTCGTTGTGCAGTTCGTCGTCGATACGGCAGTGGATGACTTTGTTTTTCACGGTTTTTCCAATCTTGGTTGAGTCTGCAACAACTTACACCGCAACACGTCACACATCAAGCATAACGCAAAGACAAAAAAACCCGCCCAGTGATGAGCTGGGCGGGGTAGTTTGGGAGAAAGGAAACAATGACACCCACAACATACGATATGAATTTTTGATGCGCAAGGGCTGCATTTGTGTTGCGCTGCCTCTGGCGCGCGCATATGCTTTGATGGGAAATGAAAAGGAAACATTACATGACACAACAATCCACATATCACAAAGGTTCAAAAAACTACGGCACCGGCTATGAAATGATGGGCCACATCGACGCCCAAGCCGCCAGCAACAAGGCGCTGGTGGAGGCGTTGGGGGCATCTGTCGCCACCATTGAGGATTACCTAGCGTATGAGCATGACGGCGACCCGTGGACCGAGGACGCCCGCGCTATGAGGGAAATGGACATAGACGATTACGCCAAAGACGGCAGGCTCACCAACGCCCGCGCCGCCCTAGCCGCAGCAAAGGAGACGGCATGACCATCCGCAGGGGCATGTGGGCCACGCACAACAACGTCATCCCGATCCAAGACATGATCGATGAACACCTGCTGAACGCATACAAGACGTGCGTTCGGCACAGGAATTACGACAAGTCGGAGGAACTTATGAAAGAAATTGAACATCGCAACATTGACGGGAGATTGATTTGACAAAGCGCACTGAAATACTGACCGAGGCCGACAATTTAACCCACGGCGACCGGCTGAAAGACTACGGCACGCCGCGAGAAAGCTTTGGCGTCATTGCTAAAATGTGGTCTGCATATCTCGGTTACGAAGTATCGCCAGCGGATGTTTGTCACCTTATGTCGCTGCTGAAAATTGCCCGGCTGCGGAATGGTCCACATGTGGACAGCAGCGTTGACGCCTGCGGTTACATGGCGCTGGGCGGCGAATTGGGGGAGTGAAGGCTTCACGCATCCTGACAGCCTGCGTCTATCGCGTTTATTAGCGCCGCGCCGGTCCGCTGCGATAGCGGGCCGCCATCCGTGTATAAAGCCGCCGCATGATTCGTGCGTAAGGCAGCCGAGCCATCACAGATCGCCGTTCCGCTTGTACTTACCGCGCTCATGCA